CTTCTTTCATCATCTCCCAGCTTGCCCCTGTTTTTGTGTTATCATCACAAATATAAGCGTTTGGCATTTGCATATTGTATACGGAATATTCATCACCTATGGCAGGTTTGAATATATCATTAGGCATTGTTGTGCCGTCTTCCTCTTTAGGGACAATTTCAAATCGGCGTGCACTATGGTTGTAGCCACTGCTGTGCTCGTAACGGCTTATTTCAAACTCTCTACCTGATAGCATACCGCTTTCAAAGTAGATTAGCATTTTTTCCCCTTTGATTTGTAGGTCTGTAAAATTGAGAGCTTGAGGTATGGAGGTATCAGTAAAATCATAGAAGTGTTTGTCGTGATCCACTTCAAAGACTTCTGTAATTGTACCTTTACGCTTAGGATATATATGAGACAAATCAAGGCTTTGCTCATTTACAAATCCGTTGTTTTGAGCATTCTTGATAGCTATTGATAGCCCTTTGTCGTCTGCAACAAAGGTTACCCCTTCATATATGTACTCTTGTGATTTTGGTAAAAGGAGTTCCTTGTTTCCATACTTAGAGCGGTCAATATTACGCTCTCCTCCTTGTACATAGAGGCGGGTAATACGGCTTTGTTCTGTGGTTCTACTTACGCCTGTTTTGAAGCCTTTGCCTTTTCCATATTGGAGGGGTAGGGGATTGTCCTTAAAATACTCTACCTTATGCAAATGAATAGTTTTGCCTATAATCTCGTATTCTGTTTCAAAGGCTTTGGCTATCATTTCCAATGCTTCCAAGCAGTTGTTATGGTTGTAAGATACAAGTTTCTCATTAGCTTCAATCGTTGTTCCTACTTGCCAACCGCTATCTATCATATTAAGGCAATCTACCAATATCTGAATATGATAGTGAGGAGAGGCCGTGAAAGGAAATTTAAGGGTCTTATCGTTTGGATTACGAAACTTGTAATTCTTGAGGTTTACCCCCTCACTGTCCATCGTTAAGGTATATTCAAAGTGTCGTGTGTTATGTTTTACGATTTTTGCGGGCTGATTGAGAGTGTAACGCTCATTAGCAAACTCACACCACGCACCAGTAGGAATATCGGTATAAGTAGGTAGTGAAAAGTATAAAGTAAGCGTATGCTCCCCCATAATGGAGCGGTATCCGTAGCTCTCATCAGTAGGGAGAATATCTATATGTGTGCTGTTAAAATAGAGTTGCATAGTTATTAGATAATTGTTAGTTGTAAATCAAACTTGACCCATATAAGAGGGTTGTCAATATAGAGTTCAGTAATTTTGCCGTCTTTATAGATACACTTATAGGATTTCCCTTGATAGCTTAGGATGCGTTCTTCTGGTCTTACAAGGTCATACAGCAAGGCAAAATATCCTTTGATAAAATCAGATATTGGCAAATACATAAAGCATTTGAGTGTTGCGGTGCGTTCCTGAAAGTATATAGGCACATCGGTAGCTATAAGACCACTCATAGTACTATTTTGAGCTGTATAAGGTGTTTTGGCGTTACCTGCTGTGATAAGTTCTTGTTGTGTCCCCTCCAATAGTGTTATACCATACTGGGTTAGGTTTTTGGCGTCAATATAGGTCTTTACATTATGAGCGGTTAGCGTTGGTGCTTGATAGGTATATCCTTGTAAGGGCAAATCATCGGAAAGACGAATATCAGCTGTTACATAACCTCCACTGACTTGGGTTTTGCTAAGGCTAATCAGTCTTAATTGATAGGTTAGGTTGATAAAGTCAAAGGTATAATTAGCATAGGCTTGGACTGAAAGGAACGTTACCAAATTGGGATATAGACTTTCAGGTAATAACAGCTGTAGGGTAATTTCCTTAGCTGATAACTGCGGGGCTGAAAGGTCATATTCCGTACCGCTTTCCTCTGCCCAGTCATTTTTGTTCAAAGACTTCAAGGCTGGATAGGATAGCAAGCTCGCTAATGAACCTTCTACAAGTTTAGCATTTAGGTTTTGTATGTCGGTATTATTGATTTTCATTAGTAAAATATACCAGTTAGGTCTTTAGGTTTGCGATTTTGTCCTAATATTTCTTCTAAGAATACGTACCTTGTGGCATCGATAGCGTGGTTAAAGGTGTCAATGGGTACATTGAGGAAAGCGCCACTTTTATCCTGTGCATAGGTGTAATTCTTGAACTCTTTGATGATGTTCTCACTCCTTTGGGTGATACATATTTCATACTCTAACATCTTGGTAAGCCCTTCCATAACCGAGCCTTGCCCTTTGGTTACTGCGGTGATGTTATAGCCTGCATTCTTTATTTCCTTCACAAGTCGAGGGTCGGCACTCTCGGATATAATCTTATAGGAGCGGTGCTGTCGTAAGCCTTGGATAATATCGCTGGTGAGCATTTGCGTTTGATAGCATATTTCATCAATATATACCTTATCGTCTAAAAAAGCTACCTCCACGATAGCGGTAGGGTCGTGAGTAAAACCAAAGTCGAGACCTAAGTAACGTTTCTTTGCCCAAATAGGTATATCCTCCACAATGGTAACTTTTTCAAAGATAAGCCCCTCAATCATTGCCTGCTGTCCTAACCCATATACCTGCCACAAGGAGCGGTTTTTGTGCTGCAAACTCTCTATCTCGTCAATAATTGTTTGCTCTAAGAATGGGTTATCCTTATAGGTGGATATAAAGTGATAGGTACGAGGGTCTTTATTCAGCTCGCAAAGCCAATGGTCGTCAGAGAAGGAGGGGTTATAATCCACAATAGAGAATTGAGTAGTACGCATTTTCAACTGTTGGAACTCGATAAACTTGAGTTCGTTGGCTTCATTTACATACAATACATCACGCTTGCGCCCTCGTAGCTTCTGCTCACTGTCTGTGGAAAAGAACTCCACCCAAGAACCATTAGCAAAGGTGTATATCATTTCAGACTTATTGATACTATCTTCATCGAATACATTTAGTTTATACAATATCTCCTTGAAATCAACAAATACAGACCCCTTGAGAGCGGGCAAGGTAGCACGGACAATAGAAAGGCGTGTCTTAGGGTGCGATAAGCAATAGACAATAAGCCAAATCAGGATATTATAGGTTTTGGAACTACGGCTACTACCTTGCGCCGATACAGTGGTATATCCTTGTTTAATCGCATTATCTACTTTGGTATATATGTTAGTTGTCTGTATTATCATCGGTTCGTACTTGTTCTCGCTTGTCTATTACTTCAATGGTGATCCCTTGAGATAGAGGACTGCCAGCGGTGGTGATGTCTAGTTTGTCAATTACTCCATCTTCAACACGGAAAGTGGATAGAATTGTTTGCATGGCAGTCATACGAGTGCGATAATCAACAGGCACTTCTCGGAATTTCCCTTGTATTACAGTACCATCTTCGTCTGTTATAGGCTCTTTGATAATTCCTGCCATAGCGATAAGGGTCATTGTATTGGATACCTCATTAAATACCCTCGCTCTATGTGCCTTTTGTACCTCTAATAGTTCAGGATTTTTGCGAATACGACTATATACAGACACGTATGTAACGCCAAGTATCTCAGCCGCTTTGGTAGGTTGTCCATTGGCTTTGATAAGGGCTTTCTTTAATTGTTCATCTGTATATGTTTTTTCCTTTGCCATTATATTAATTTATATAAATCATTAGGTTCAGTCTATTCGCTCTATACTATTAGAAAATTCCTCTCCAATAATCATTTTTTCGTAAGGATCATAACCCATACGTATCATAAAAGCCTCTTTGTGTTTAGGGTTTTGAAACTTGACCACCACATAAGATAACATACCTCCGTCCTTGTCTGGATTATTGGTGTTACTGATACGGTCTTTTACTTTCTGTATTTCGTTGTGTCGTGCGATTTGGTTCTCAGGAGTATCCTCATAGAAATTTACAGAGCGGTCAATATTGCGATTTTCCTCACTCTCTTTGGTAGCCTCGTCAATGGCTTGTAGTGCTTCATCTTCTTCTGTGTTTTTTGACCATTGTTGAGTTGTGGAAGTGTCATCAAAGGAATAGGACGAATAATCATCTACACTTACACTATACATAGAAACATCAAAATCAGTTAATCCTGCTTCTTGGTAGTTATCAAGGTCAGGGACTAAAGCACGCATCAGGTCATCATCTAAGGGTGTTTGGCTTTTGGTGTGCCATATATTACGAGCTTTTTCTGTTTTAAGGTCAAACTCGGCAACTTCCACTTTGATAGGATAATCAGTTTCAGAAGTGCCGTTATACTTGTGATATAGGTCATGTGCCATTACCCGCTTGTGTCCATCAATAAGATTACCTGTTACTTTATTCCAAACAATGCCACCATAGAAACCATTCTTTTTAAGGTCTTTTAGGATAGCTTTTACCTGCTCGTCTGTGTGCTTCTTTGGATTGTAAGGAGCAAAGTGTATTTGTGATCTGTTTATGGTTTGTGTTTCTGATTGCTTAAACTCTTTCATTGGTTTGTGTTTTTTTGAGGTTCTTGATGTAGGGCTACTTCAGCATAAGGAAACTCTTGGAGTATCTTTTTTAGGTCATTAGGGTAGTACTTTTGAAGGAAAGATAAGGTCTCATAATCTAACCCTACCCCTTGACTTACAGATTTAGCTACATATACCATTGGTTTGATAAGATTACGATTAGCTATGTACTGTAATACTTCTTTGTTTGTCCATAATGCTAATGGATATACCATACCTTTGGGAGAGGTGAAAGTAGGCGCCCACATTTTAAGGCGCATGCGTTTCATAAAACCATCTACGCCTTTCATTCCTGAAAAGGCATATTGTGAGATGCATTCTTGCATTACAGATTGTTCAATCTCACCTATTTTACGTACTTTTGTATCAGGTTCTTCATCACAGAAAAAGCCGTTTTTCTTGATAACATCTAACATCAGATGTGGAATTTGACGAACTTCTACGTTTGGGTATTTTTTGATTGCCCAATCTATGTATATCTGTATATGCTCTAAGTCTTTGACAAGGTACATAAAATAGCATATTACCTTTTTAAAGCGAGGTGCGAGCATATCAAGCAATGCGATGCTGTCTTTGCCCCCTGCTGAATAGAATAATACAGCCGTATCCGTTTGGGTACGAATAGACTGTATTATTGCTTGTGTTTGTGCGAATTTAGACATAATGTTATCCATTTCCTCCTTTAGCTGTTGCTACATCTTTGTTTGTCGGCTTCTTCTTTCTGAAGAGATTACTTACTCTTGTTCTCACATTGTTGTAAGTGTTTCTAATACGATTTGCAATTCTTTTAAACATAATTTGCTGGTTTTTAAAACATTAATATATTAATAAAAAAAGGTTGCAAGCGTTTTTTTAACTACTTGCAACCTCTGTAGGTTTTTTATTATTGGTTTTTAAATAAGATCCTCTTCTTTTACGAAATTATCTGTTAGAGGTGGTCTGTTTGGGTCAAAAAATTTGTCAGTGTTTTTACTTTCTATTATATCACCTAAATGATACGCCATAAAACACAATACACACTCTTCACCTGTTTGATCGTCAATATAAGTAATATCATTACCATTTTCATCTGTTTCAAACACAACTTCTTCTTTAAGTACTTGTATAGTCAGTTCTGGTATAGGATGTGTACGCCCATTCATCAAACGCAGTGCATCATACTTTATTACCTTCATTTTTTCAGTGTTAGGGTTGGTAAAATACCTATCTATTGTATTAGGTTGAATTTTGCGTGTTTCAATTTTCTGCACCCCCTTTAAGATAGCTTCAAAGTTACCACCTAAGATTTGTAATGTTAGTATTTTCATTTATTACCTTGTATTAAGTTGCAATATTCTTTCAAAGAACCTTATATATCATTGATATATAGGGCAAAGGTACGATATAGATAGTGAAAGACTATTATATCTGTTTGTTTATTATTTGTTCTTTTTTTGTATTTTTTTTGTTCTTTTGTTATTTTAGGTATAAACCGATAATCATAAGAGCGAGGGTAACAAAGAGGCTTACAAGCCACTTGATAAGGTCTAATTTAGTTTGTACTAAATCTTCTTTTGTGGCTAATGTTTTTACCTTTGTATCAACCTCTTCTTTTACATTTTCAGTTACATACTCAGATATATAGGTAGTAAGTGCCTCAGCGGTTTCTTGGTTGAGCTTTTTACTTAGTAGTTGGTATAATTGTGTTATAGTGATTGTCATTATTGTTTGTCTTATTGTTTAGGTGCAAAAATACGAAAAATATTTTTAAAACCCTCAAAAGCGAGGGTCTTTTTTATGCTACAAGGTTGAATTTTTTAATTTTCATAAGACCATCTAAAACAGCCTGCTAATTTACTTTTTCCTTTGCAACATTGCGATATACATCTTGGACGTATATTGTTTATTTGCCCTGCTATAACAGCATTTGCATATGTTGCTATATGATATTCGTAACCTTCTTCTGAAATGTAGAATTGCATTACTTTTTTTGAGTTATGATTTTTATCATATTTAAAGCCTTTGCCAGCTTTTTTGTTCAGTACATTAATAGAATGAAGATTGTTTTCTAATGGTGTAACCCATTCTAAATTATCACTCTTGTTGTTCAACTTGTTGCCGTCCTTATGATTAACGTATGGCTTATTTTCTAAATTAGGGACAAAATACTTTGCCACTAATCTATGAATATAGAATGTTTTTACTTTGCTATTTAAGCTTAAAACAATATACAAATATCGTTGTATTTCTTTGTTTTTACTTTTCCTTCCTAATCGTGCTTTAAGTATTTTCTCATTAGGTTCTTTGCTTTTTTTATAGAAAATAGACTTCACATTACCAAAATTAGATATTTGATATCTACCTTCATATCCGTCAACATCTTTCCAAATTTCTTTCATAACTAATTAATATTTATTAGATTAAACATATAGAATGAACGCCATTCGTTTTTGATTGTGTCAAAGTAGGTAAAAAGATTTTCATTAGGTTTGCGGTTGGTCGTGGTAGGTGGTGTGTTTGCCAATGTACCAAATGCTTGACGTATTGAGCCGTCTAACTTCTTGTAGTAAAATTCTACTATTTGTTTTTTCATTTTACTTTTTAGTTTGAAATTTTGCCACGCTTTTTTAAGACACTCTGAAAAAGAGTAGCCTGTTTGCTTGAAGAACTGCCAAGCGAGGGTAAAAATGTTCTTTTTGTCGGTATTTTTCATT